ATGCACCAGCAGCAGTAGCTGTGATGTTGATCGTAGATGTTTGTGCCCATCCTGATGCAAGACCTTGGTTTGAGCCATTAACAGTAATAGAACCAGCAGTTCCACCTGTCCAAGCACCAAACTGTTGTGACACAACGTTTTGATCCATCTTCCAGTTCACACCAGCAGAGTCACGACCCATCAAACCTTTGCGATACTGTTCGCCAATAGCTTCTTGGGGCACAAAGAGGCCTTTCAAGCTGTCAACAATAGTTGCAGAGGTAAATGGCTCGATAGTTACTGATCTACGACCATCACGAGGAGCACCCTCAGAGTCAAGGTAAGCACCAGCAGTCAAGTATGTAATCAGACCTGTAGGAGGTGTTCCAGCAGTACCAACGATATTGGCTGTGTTGTTCTTAGCCATAACTAAGCCATCACGATCAATCTTGTTGGCAATGGCGGCAACCGCAGGCTTCAACACACGATCAGAGAACATATCCAAGCTCAATGCAAGATCAGCTGTGGTAAATTGGGTGTCCACATGGAATTGCGTTGAGAGGGTTACAGGTACTGAAGTTTCATTAAAGTCCTCGACATTAAGCGCAGGTCCTGTCGTACCGATAAAGCGTCCGGGTCTGCGTACATTGACTGTGTTACCAATCTTTGCACCGACAACAGCGAACTGGTCATCATAGTTGCGGTCTACTTCTGACGTGAAGGTCAACTCATTTTCCAAAACCATTAGCGCTTCGTTAGTGATTTTGGATATCGTTAAGAGATTATTACTCATTTGATTTCCTTAAAAAAAATTAAAAGTTTTACCTAATTTTCCCTGCTTTTCTCATCTCTCGCCATTGTGCTGGAGTACCAGTAAACTCACCATTAGAGTCTATTGGAGTATCCACAGCAGCACTAGATGATCTAAGTGGGCTGATAGGCTTGGGTGCGTTTGATCTAACAACAGGTTTCACCTCAGTCTTTGGTTCTGTCTTCTCGAATCGAGCTTCTAGTTTCCCAATCTCTCTTAGAGCACCAAGAGCAGTCATCTTAGAAAGTCGTTCAGCAACGTCTGGATTCTCTGCTAAGTGATATAGGATGTGTGGCCCTACTTCACTATCGAAAATCGCATCCCTAACTTGGTCTGACACCACCACATCTGAAGATGCAATCATGTCATCGTAGTCAGGTAACTCTGCCTTCACTTGCGCTTGCCTCTGATTCCATGCCTCGAATGTCTTAGCACGTTCTGCTTCAGTTCTACGCAATTCTTCCTGTTTGTCTCTCTCTCGTAACGCTTTTTCAGTCGAGTATTGAGCTAATGCTTTTGCGTACTCAAACGCATCTGCAAACTGATCTGGCCTTGGCTCTGAAGTCTGCTCAACTGGTTTAGGGTTGACTTTGGCTTCTAGTTCCTTTAGCCTTGCCTCTAGCTCACTAGCCCTCGTACGCTCTCGTTCAGCTTCCTGAATAGCCATTTCACGCTGTCTAGTAATCTCTGTAAAACGCTTCTCTAATCGATTTGGCTTTGGTTTTTCTGCTGGTTTTGCATCATCTTGCGCCTCTGGCTCACTCTTAACCTCAACCACCTCTGTTTGCACAGGCTCAGTTTCAGTAGCTAAACCTAATTTATTAGCGTAAAAATCTGCTGAGTTTTCACTCGTCAGGACTTGTCCTGCTTCTTTGTCTGACATGGTTTTATCCAAGGATTTGCCCAGTTAACCTAACTGGTAAGGTTTTTGGTCAATATAGACCGAAATCATTACTGTGTCAATTACTGTATAGACTGCACGCTCTGGTTTGCATATTGGAACTGCTCAGCATTTCTAGCTGCAATTTCCTTTTCCAATCTTGCAGTATCCATGTGATGCAATAACAACTCCATAATTGACTCAATTTCTGTCTTGTTCTGGCTACTTACAGCTCTCATGTTAACGTCATGGACTTTAGCCTCCAACATAGACTCAGTATTGTGTGCTTTGGCAGTCTGACGCATCAATTCACGCTTTGTTTCTGCCTCTTGCTTAACAGCTTCAATGTCTGAACGCTGTTTAATGGTCATCTGCAACTGCTGTACTTGTTGTTGCATCTGTTGTAGTTGTTGCTGAGACATAGCCAATTGCATCTGAACTTGAGGAGGAATCTTAGACTTCTCATCAATCTTAGACATGGGATTAGCTGCTGCTAATCTGTCTGCAATGGTCTGAGCACCATGAAAATCCATGTTTCTGAAGAACAAATCACCAGCAATTTGCATGAGACTTGGGTCTGCTGCAAGCAAGGGCATCATGCTCTCGATGGCTTCTTGACGCTTAGAGTTGTACCCGGGGCCTGTATCCATCACAATGTCGTACTCACCAATGGTTGTGTCATTCAGCACCCTGTAAACACCTTCTTCATCAACTCCATAGGTGTTAATTTCAACCAAATCAGGCTTTCCATCTTCCCCAATAATCCTCATTGTGCGTTGAGCATCATATATTTTAGGGATCAAATCCAAGCAAATCTTACCAATCTGGCGTTGTGAACGAGTCAAATTGTCGTAAAAATGGAAGTTGCTAATATCTACTTGTTGTTGCTGACCATTCAAGGCTTTACCAGAGATATTGCCTGTAGGTAACTGATTAGGGTCAACAATGCCAATAACTGCTTGCATGTCTTGGGACACTTGGGCAGATGCAGTCATAATTCCTGCAGGAGGAGCTTCTGGCTGTATGCGAGTAGGCACAGGAGCAGGCATTCCCTCAATGTCTTTTTGCTTGTAACGCAGAACTGCAGCACTCTTGATGTTAGCTTGTGCCCATTCAGTCTCATGGCCCTCGTCTTGGCCTTCAGCAATCAACCATTTAGGCTTGGGTGCTAGGGCAATAGATTCAGTTAAGCTAGTCTGCCAGAAGTTATACATCCTCTGTGGGTCTTTGGCTTGCCTAACCATGCCAAACTTCTTACGCTTGTTCTCAACAATCAGTTGCTGACCATAAACAGGCACAATCGGGATGTATTTACCTGCCCATACACCTTCTTCAAGCACTTGCATACCTGTGACTTTAGCCCATCTGATCTCTTTTTTGATGGTGTCACGTTGGTCAATAATGTTTTCTGCTTTGCCTTTGTAGTCTTCTTTGTAGACTTTTGTGCCATCAGCAAGCAACAAGAGCTTGGTTTTCTTTTGAACTGTGTAGAAGTATTCAGCAATGCGAATATCTTCCTTGGTAACCCATTCTGCGTTGGTGTCACCAGTTCCTCTAAGGTTAAACTGAGCACCATCGTCAGCATCAGGATACATTTTTCTGAATGTTTCCTTGCTTAATACCTCAGAAACCAACACCCTTTCAGCATCAGAGCCATCAGGAGCTACTGAATTAGGGTCAAAATAGACTGTAAATGGGTTAATAATGGGCTTGATAAAGATTTCTTGGTCAAAGCTATCAGGACTTACATAATCGTGCGTAACCCTGATAAATCCCCATCCCATCCTGACCTGAAAGTCTACTGCTGTGTCATAGGCTTGGTCAGCATCTGAGTTAACTTCAATATGCCTAATCATGCCTTGCACAATATCAGCCATTTTAATGTCAGTATTGTTATTTACAGCATGGACTTTGATTCTTGGCCTTTGCTGCCTGATGTTGTTCACGACTTGGCGAACATAAGCATCTATCTTATTGATGGTCAGGCAAGGCCTAGATTCAAGTGTACGACTGTTTTGAATCTCGACAGGCCATTGGTCACCAGCACTAAATCTAAGGTCTTCTAGGGCTTCCTGACGATTCATCATGTCTGCTGTAGTACACAGATGCAAGAACTCCTGTGCTTCTTCGATTAGACCATTTGATTCAAGATCGTCCATTTTTAGCCCATCCAATTGACTGAGGGTTGATATACTGCCTTCTTAACTACCTTTTTAGGCTCATTGACCATTAAGCCAATGTACCTAAAGGCATCAGCACCATGACTGTATTGGTCGTGCAATGGAGTCTTGCTAAATGCTTTGGTATCAGGATCGACCTCATATCTGTAATGCCTCAAGGCTTGTAGCCCTTCTTCACAGTTAGTGCGATCAAAATAGCAATTAGGAAAGATTGTCCTTGCAGCGTTAATAGAGTCAACAATTGGCACTCTTTCCAATATTCTAGTCTTAAATCCTAAAGAACGCACTATTTCTTCGATGCTCTTGCCATTTGATGCTAATGTCCTGTTTTGGGCATCGTGTGGCAACCACAATGTATCTATCATGTAGCCAAAGGTCTGCAACTTAGCCATGATCGCTGAAATTGTTTCTTGGCTTGTCTCATGGTATCTGATTAGCCTAGTCTCCATCCCAATGAACTGGACAAACCAAATGGCAGTTGCATCTGACCATCCAAGGTCAAAGACTGCATGAACTGGCTTAACAGGGTCATAGTTAACCTTGGCAATCCTGCCTTGCAACTCAGCCATTTGCAGCTCTTTGGCAAAGATAGCACCATCTACAGTCTGTCTACAAACACCTTCCCAGACTGTTGCATAGGCTTCAGGATCACGAGCTTTAAGGGCATCCTTTTCTAGTCTTAACGTCTCAGGAAACCAAGGATTGTCTGACCAGTTAATCTTAACGACTTGGGCATCACTTGGGCTATGGATAATGAAACGCTGGTAAGTATTGTCTGATTCCAACTCTGGGTTAAAACTTACCCATATTTCAGACTGTTCTTTTCTAATGGTAGGAATCAATACATCCCATGACCTACCAGACACGCTTTGGCCTTCCTCAACCCAACAAATGTCTACACCCTCATAAGATTTAACATTTGCTACGTTGTTTTTTAGGCCAACAAAATTAAATTCTGAACCATTCTTACCCCTGATTGTTCTATCAGTAATTTCATAGAACTCAGTTAGTTCCATAGACGCAATCTGGTCACTCAGGAGCTTGTGTACTGAATCCTTGATCGAGGTTTGAAACTCACGAGCACAAAGAATGCGTAAAGGCTTAATAGCACCCTGAATCAACAAAGCTCTTGCAATCCCCCAAGACTTTGCACCACCTCGTCCACCCCAAAGCACTTTATACCTTGATGGCTTAAACAGGCATTCCAGCTTCTCAGGAAACTCTACCTTGTTAATGGCTTCTTGCAGATTCAAAGTTGGTGCTCCCATAAAGCAGGGTTGGACAGGACAACACTTCTATGAAACCCATCCAAGGGGCTAATCCTTTTCACCAACTTCGTTAGGCTTGACAAATGTCACCTGAATGCTTGGAATTAGTGGAGTTCCACCTTCACCAGTCAACTCAACCTTGCTATTGTCTCTGTACTTCTTGGGAAACCTTGCTGCCATGCTTCTAGACCAAATACTTGCATTTAACTTAGCAGCATCTTTATGCTCAAGCATGTACAACTGGCCTTGTTCTTCCCACCAATTCTGTTCAGCTATCTTAGCATCGTCCAAGGCATGCAGAAAGTCTGGATACTTGTCTTTCCAGTCGTAAATTACTCTTAACGAAACACCCAATTTGTAACTAATTTGTTCTATACTTTTGCCCAATGCGCCCAATTCCCTGACCTGATCGCAATATGCAGGGTCATAAAGAGTTGGTCTACCAAAGGGCTTTAAAGTATCAGACATTATTGTTGTGCAGGTTGTTCAGCAGGTTGCTCTACTGGTTGTGCAGGTTTTGGTGCTTGGTCTTGAGCTTGGGCAATCATTTTGTTAAGCAGTTCAGTCATGTCTCTGATCTTGTGCTCTAAAGACTGGATGACCAAGTTAAGTTCTTGAGTTGAGTGTGTGAAGTTAAACATTTACTTTCCTTTTTTCATTGGTTTAGATTTCTTTCCAGCTTCACGCTTTTCTGAATACGCAATCGCCACAGCTTGCTTTACAGGCTTACCTGCTGCAACTTCTGTTTTGATGTTTTTTTTAAATGCTTCTGGTTTAGTTGATTTGATAAGTGGCATGATTAACAGTTCCAGTTCTTTAGTGATGCTTTAGCCCTTTCTGCAGGGCCTTTAGCGTTTTTGACAACCCCTTCCATCCGAGCACAGAAACTCGCCTTCCTACCTTCATCCTTCTTTGTCTTTGGGTTAGGAGCTGGTGCTTTTAAATGGCTACCATTCTTTGCATTGTATTCAGCACGACCCTTTGCAGTCATACCAGCACCCTTTTCTGTAGGGTTATAGGTCTTGCCTTTGCCAGTAGTCTTGTGTTCAATGGGTTTGTCGTGCTTTTTCATTCGATTTCCTCTACAAAACAAACATCTTTCCAGCTCATTACCAATAATCTTTGGTCATTGTCCTTGAATTCTTGGTATTTCAGGTATTCGTCTTTGTAATCCTTGGCTAATGTACCAAAGTAAACCTTGTCACCAATGTTAAGGCCTTCTTCTGCTGCCTCATCACCTACTGCGACAATAAATCCACAAGTGTCTGCTTCTGCACTTTGAATGTATAACGTGCTCTGAAATCTTGATTCAGGCCTGACAAATATCTTGTCTCTTAATGGTTTCATTTCTTGGGCCTCCCTCTACGTTTTGGAGGGTCTTCAAGAACTGGTAATTCTAAGAGCTGCCTTTCCATGTGCGAAAAAACACCTGACTCACCAGAATCAGGTAAAGGCTTGGCAACTGCTTTCTGTGCAAATTCTCCACAGACCTCATTTTCATGTCTCATTTGGTAAACAGGATACCTCCTGCAAACTCCCAAATCTTTGCCATGAAAATGCTTGCATGACTTACAATCATTTCCAGCCATTAAAGTACCCTCTTACTTTCTTGGTTAGAAGCCCATCTAGGTATGCTCACTTAGATGGGTTTCGCTTTACATACCATCTTGGTCGTGGTCGTAACGCTTGTGCTCGTAAACAACGTGCTCTCTTGAGCCTGTGTTCATTTCACCCAAACGTCCATCGTGATGGCCCATGTGACCAGCGTGACGCTCGCCAATACCATCAGCCTTACCCATGCCAACACCACCCATGATGGGTCTTTTTCTTTCACCAGATGTGTCTGAAGACAAAGCACCCTTTGGCACTCTTTCACCAGTTGCACCAGTTTTAAATACTTCTTTGTCTTCCATAGGAACGCTTACCTTCTTCATGCCTGTGCGATCAGAAGATGTAACTCCCTTTGGCTCTTTCTCCATTTTTGGGTAACCCATGATAAATCCTTTGTTTCTTTGCAAAAAACACTACTTTTTGTAGCTATTCCACTATATCACAATTTAGATTTGTCAACTACTTTTTTAAGCAGCCCTCATCACATACTGAGGCTTACCAGCTCTACCATCCCTTTTTTCGTCAGTTGTATAAATTAACTTCTTGCGTTTTAAGGCAGCATATCGAGCTGTTACTGACCCATAAGGCAAGTTATGGAGTTGGGCAAGCACTTGGTCAGATATACATCCCTCTGGATGGCTTCTAATGACCTCATAAACGATTTTTTCAAGGGTTTGGGTGTCTACCTTCTCTGCTGCTTCTTTAGACGTTTCTGGGGCTTCTTTTCTAACCAAAAACTTTGGCAAAGTTCCAAATTCAGGTAAGTTCATTGCTTTAAATAAATCCATGTTGCACCTCAAAAAGGAATATCTTCGTCTGACAAGCTACGTCTTGGAGCTTGTTTGCTCATAAATGTCTTTGCTGAAAATTCTTCTTTAGGCTTTGGGTCGTTCAAATAAGCCCAACCATTCCAACCACCTTCAACCAATGGAATAGTGTCCAGCTTGAGCATTTCACCATTCTGAGTCTCAATAATTGACCCAATTCTTGTGTATCTGTTCTTTTTCATTCCATCTGCATTGGTGTATGAACCTGAGATAACGTTGATTTCTTTAACTAATTTAGACATTTAAATTCCTTAATGTGATTACTTTTTGATTAACTTCTTCTAAAAACTCTGTGATTTCTAGCTCCAACATCTTGACGTACTGGGCCTCAAACTCAATACGCTTAACAAACAATTGCAAGTTTTCAGGCATTCTTGGGTCGTAACTGATGAAGTCACACCATTTGCGACCAGTACAAGCCATTTGCCATTGCATTTGGGGCAAGTATTTGGCAGGTACTTTTTGGCTTACCAAGGTGTCAATGTGGGTCGATGAGTTAGGGCACTTAATTTCTACCAAGCCATCTTCACCTACAAAACCATCAGGACTAGCACCACTCATGTCAATGGTTGGATGGTCAATGAAACCAACTTCCTTAACAAATGTGCTCATCTTCAGTTCATAAGCGTTTCTAGCGTTTGGCTCTTGGTCTGTACCCCATTGCATTGCTGCATTGTTATAAGCCTCTCCTACGCTGTTTGTGAGCCTCTCAAGCACCAATTGGGTTGCATAGTTCTCACGACTAGCACTTGGGCCTGATTTGGTCTTGGCTATTACATCAGCAATTCGACTAGCAGTTACCTTACCAAGACGCTGCAAATGCCATGCTTCTGTACGTTGTTCAATCATTTGTCATTCTCCATTTCTACATAAATTTCTAGTTCCATCATGATTAAACGCATAAGGTCAAACCTATCAAGTTCCATGTGTTCAGCAACTCCAACTGTGGTTTCTATTAAAGCCTCCAAAGTTGTCCACATTTCTTGTCCTATAAACAATTGCATAATTTCTTCATGTAATTGCTCTTTTGTTTTTTCTTTAATTTTCTTCATTTTCTTCCTCTCTACATAGTTCACATTCAGGATGATCTGGGTCACGACAATGTGGGTATCTTCTTAACACTTGCTGATAGCGTTTGTAAGACAGCTCCTCCATGTACTCAAAATAGTATTTTTCTTTTAAATCGTTCACTCGTAGGCCTTTTTAAGTTCGTCCTTAACTGCTATGACCTTGGCTTCCCAGTCTTTCTCATGGAAACAAGCAGCATGGGCTATTTTGTAACTCGCAACCAAGGCTTCTTTAGTCTCTGTTAACCTCATTTTTTCGATCAAATGCTCGATTTGTTCAGGATTAACCTGAGATTTAAATGGTTTTGGAGCACTTGCCCTATTGCCATCATCGTCTTCAGGAGCTTGACCAGTCGCTGCCATCAATGATGCCCTGCGAATGTAAGTTAAGCATGACATAAAACCTTGTGGATCGTGCTTGTTGGCAGGGAAAAACAACCTTCCACAATTCATTTGTTCACCTGATTCATGGGTAAACACAGTCTCAATCACAATTCCTTCATTGTGCTCATAGGTATGTTGGCTAAGAAATATGCCATTGTCATTTAAAGCGTCTATAACAGCTTCAACGCAACTGGCTAGGTCAACGTACTTAGACTTGAAATGAGGGTTTGTAGACTGTTTTAATGCAGGGCCAAAGGCCTTTTGTGCTCTTACCAATGCTGATGCGATTTCTTTCATGCTAATTCCCTTTTTAATTCTCTAATTTCTTTTTCTAAAAATTCAATTTCTTCATGCAAATATTCAACATCAATGCAAAGTGACGCTACTTGTGCTTTGTAATACCCAACTTGAAAGTTAAGTTCATCAGCAATTTTGTATTTTTCCAATGCTTCATTGCATGATTTCTGTATGTGCTCAAATCTAGTCATCATGGCCTCCAAAAGAAAAGGTCAAACATCACAACCAAGGCAGCTAAAGCGTAAACAACTGTTAACACTCTTTCTGAACGAGTTAATCTTGGTTTTTCAATAGAGCATCCATATTCCATAGTGTGTGGAAAGGCTTCGTTGATTGTTCTGTGAAATTTCATGGCTTTAAATCTCCTGTTGTAATTAACGCTAGATTGATTAAATATGTTGGGTGTGGAATGCCAACCTTAACTTGGTCAAGAATAAGGTTGGCTTGTTGTTTACTCAAGATTCAAATTCCATTGAACTTCAGCATCGTGCAATGCTTCGTTAGCATTAAATCCATCACCCATCATTGCCCATTTGTCTTGTATTTGAACAAATGCAACGTAGTTGTTTTGAAGTGGGTTGCGGTTAACAATCACGTTGATTGTTGCGCCTGTTAAATCTGTAAAAGATGTTTGCATTTTGATTTCCTTAAAAGACCACTACGATGTGTTGTGGATTGGCTCTATTGTTAATCTTGCTTAACTAATAGTCAACAATTATTTTGTAGGTAGTTTCCCTAATGTTGTATTTAGCTGACTTAACTGTTGTAATTTTGTATTGTTTGTATAATGTTAAGCATGATTACCAAAAAAGAAGCTATACAATTTGCAGGGTCAGTAACAGAACTAGCCAAGATATTGGGTATTTCTAAAGCTGCTATTTCTCAATGGGGAGAGACTCCTCCTCAAGCAAGAATATGGCAAATGCAATCTTTACATCCTGAATGGTTTCTTTACAGGTAAAATGATTTAGAACTTGGCTAGGGTAGCTCCCGAAAAGATGATTCTTCACCATCCTGCCAAAGTTTCTTTTGTGAAGTTAACCAATGAAGTAAGGTTGTATGCACTACTACAATTTCCATATTGGGGATTACATATCCCATACCCATCACTTAACTGTGATTGAAGACATAGCTTTTCGCAGGTTGCTAGACCATTATTATCTGCATGAAGCACCAATCAAACAAAGAACCATTGCTAGACAAATAGGAATGCTTGACTACGAGCAGGAAGTATTGTCTGTGCTTAACGAGTTCTTTCACGACACTCCTGATGGCTATGTTCACCCAAGGGCTGACGAGGAAATAGCCAAATACAAAGAGTTAAGTGACGCAGGAAAAAGAGGAGCTGCTAAACGTTGGAATAGCCCCCCTATAGCCCCCCTATGGCCACCCCATAGC